AATAATCGAGGCGCATCGGGCGCATAAATATACAGCTTGACTAGGAGATAAACATGGCAATTACATACACTTGGAGTGTAGACAAAGTTAAAATTACAGACGAAGGAACGTATACTAATTCAATTATACAAACCCATTGGACTGTAACAGGTACGGATGAAAACGGCACTACTGGTACTTTTAGAGGTGGTACACCTTTCACTGCAATTGGAAGTACATCAACATTTGTCCCTTACGAAGAATTAACAGAAGCTGAAGTCATCAGTTGGATTCAAGGTGTTGTAGCCGCAGATCCTGTATATTCTAGTCATATTAACGAAAGAATTATAGCTGATATTGCTGTTCAAGAGCATACAGAAGTTCATGCTCACGAGCTTCCATGGGCAAGCACAGGTACTGTATTGACTGCAGCTGACCTAAATCCAGGACATCCCGATCCATTTGTTCCGGCCAATAATACCGGAACGTCTGTTCTAGGATGATAATTAATAGTAACTATCCTAGGAGATTTTATGAATAATCAGCAACCACAAACCAACGGTGCTCAACAGCAACAAGCAGAAGATATTGAAATTACTTTAGTTTTAAAAGTAAGTCAAGTTAATACAATTATTGCAGCCTTAGATGAATTGCCACACAAGTTTAGCCGTCCAGTAATTGATGTTATTAGCCAGCAGGCAGTACCGCAGGTTCAACAGCAACAAGAAGTCCCATCAGGTCCATTAACTGAAAAGACTATTGTACAATAATATATGACAATAACATACACTTGGGATTTTATTAGATTTAACGCACATCCCACATTGAACGGAATGAGCAATGTGGTCCATGGTGTTGATTTTATCTTAAACGGCTCCGACGGAGAAGGTCATGCCGCCCAAGTGTTTAATACTGTAGGATTAAGTGATCCTGATCCTGAACTTTTTGTAGCATTTGAAAGTCTAACTCCCGAGCAGACAGAATCTTGGGTAGTGGGAGCATTAGGTGATACACTTAATGACTACAAGGCTATCATTGAATCACAAATTCAATCACAAATTACACCACAATCTCTAGAATTACGTCCACCATGGCAACCGGAAGGCCTTGCGTCACCCGAGTAATTCTAAAATAATTTCAATTTTTGTTTTATTAATTTTACTAGACAGGCTACGCTTTACGCCTTGATGTAAAGGCTTAGGCCAATTGTTTAAATCACACCACGCATAGCCCACATGTTCTTCATTTAGTGTAGGAATGAATTCTTTTTCTACAATCAATACATAGGTATTAAAATGAAAGTTTTGATCTTCGCTAGTGTATAATTCTAGAGGAATGATCTTTTTAATAGGCGGATTCTTTCCTATTTCTTCTTTTATTTCTCGTTCAAGTGCTTGATATGCGGTGGCGTCATCTGGCTCTTGTTTTCCGCCAACTAGGCCCCATGTACCGGCAGTACGTCCTTGATTACGCAATAAAAATAGAAATCTTTTAGTATCTTTTGCTAAAAATATTCCGCCACTACATATTATCTTTGTCATAGAATTAAACGCCAACTACCCGGATCATATACACCTTCATAACTCTTGGTCCAAGCTTCACTGTCCCACTTGTATTGTATACCTGTATATGAATTAGTTATGTATATTGAGGTAGTTGTAGTAGTAGAATCGAATATAATATTCCATCTAATTCCGTCCCATTGAATAATATCATTTGCTTTCGCATGAAAATCAGTATCGTCTGAGTTCCTCCAGGCAAGTGGGCCTTGCCCGTCGGGTGTTCTAAAATCACCAATGTCTTCTAAGATTAGATAACGTGTATCGACAGCAATGTTTTCTCCTGGATTAAATGTTGTAGGATTAATGATTGCGTTAATTGTGCCTCTAGTATAGGTGTCTGTAAGATCTGGCAAAGGAGTGTTAAGTACAGTTTCTGGATCAATGTTAATTAACATTTGACTATCATCACTAGGATTTAATGTAACAACCCCTACAACATTTGTGCCATCGGGTTTAGTAAACATTAGTTGACTTAGTCCTGAACGATATTTTCCAGGGAATAAATCTAAAATAGTATGCCAGTTAACTGTGGGACCAGCTGGGATAGGCACTTGAGTATATTCATTACCTAAAATTGGGTCACCGTTTGGTATTAGTGTAACAACATTGTTAACAATGTATACACTAAGATTGCCTGGACTAGCAGTATGTCTTGCTACAGGAATACCAAAGTCTAAGCCAGTATTCAACGTGTCACCTTCTGGTTCTGTAAAAATGTTGGCAATAATTTTAGTAACAATACCCAATCTTTTAACCTTAGCAGGAGTTGTAATCCATACAGGAGTATCAAAAGTAAGTGTAGCAATATCAATGTCATTACTAACTCCCTGAGGAATTTGTCTACTGGTCCAAGTTGTGCCAGTTAACTCAACATAACTTAAACTGGTCCAATCTACAAAGTTATTGCTAGTTTGTATTTCCATTGCTGGATTAAACAACACTAAGATTTGTTCTAGTATCTGTAACTTCTGTTCTGTATTTGTTGACCAAATATCGGCAACAAAAGTTAGTTTAAATGGGCTAGGCATTAGCCTTTCGATAGTATAGTTTTCACCTTGTTCATTTAGGTACTCTTGTCCAACGTCATCGTAGGCACGTTCGCGAATATTAATCTTATCAACATGATACGGATTTTGTATACGATTTCTATCGTAATCAAACGCCTTTACAGAGCAGGCAATGAACGGAGCAGAGTTAATAATGTTTTCTGAATTTTTGGTCAATGCCCACGCGGCTTGTCTGCTAGCATCACCGTAGCGCACAGGAATTTGTATTAAATTTCCTTTACCGTCTTTATAACTAAAATTACTCATCAGTCGCATAAACTGATTGATGTAGCGTTTTATTTGCCCGTCGTAAAAATGTTCCATTTTAATTATCCGCTGTTGGTTTCAATGCTTTACTTAGAGCTTGACGTTCGTGAACAACTTTACCTGCGATAGTAGCAGTATTGTTATTATTAATAAAGCCAGTTTTTTGCGATATACGATTGCGTGTATCACTTTGTGGTTGTGTAGGATCTTGATTAGACATAGTCGGGTCGTAATTATTTGTCATTGTCATGCGTAAATTATCAGCCCATTTGACCCATGTTTGTCCATCAAATCTAAATAATCTGTTAGGTACAAAATCTGTTCTAAGGAAAAATTGTCCCTCAACAACACCATGCATTGGAAAAGCAATACCAAAACTGTAAGGTGCGCCGTTAGGCGGTATACCGCTTTCATTCAGTTTTCCTACGTACAAATTAGTAGCAGGACTTTTTAGTACAGCACTAGCATCTACAGCAGGATTTTCTAGACTAGCATCAACATCGGTCATTGATGCATCTTCGGTCATTAATGTACCAGCACCTGTACCGTCGTCTTTGAGAGGTAACACAAAATATGGAGTTGTATCGTATCCGCTTAATGGCGCATCAGCTTCGGCCTGCGCAACAATGGCGTTATTAATAGCAATATTTTGACTGTATACGCTAAGAACATCGCGTAAGGTCTTATTACCATCACCGGCACTGGCATTAAGTATTTCAGCAAATTCTTGACTATCAACTAACGGTCCAAGTTTAGCACGTAGTAAGTGTGGATACCATGTCTGGCTGTAACCCGACGCAGGGCGACTAACGTCTGTAACTACATAAAATCTTTTTAATGCCACTAGATCATCGTTAGACGCATATTCATCTTTTAGGTGCGGCAGTTCTAAAACATCGCCTGCCATTAGTTTTCTACCTATAGTTTCTACACACCCACGTAGGTGAAATGTGATCATGATGTCATTATTGCTTAAAAATAAACCAAATTGGCTTAGGTTAAAATCAATATCGTTCATGGTGTAAATTCCACGAATTTGATAGATATCAGGATCGTAACTTCTGTCTCTATTTTCCATGAATATAACGTCTTGTATTCCTAATTCAGGAGTAGTAGGATTAGCAAGGCTGGTAACTCCTCCGGCTACTGTAGCAGTACTTACAACCGATGGCCCTAAGTATTTGTGTATAAAAACGTCAGTTCCGCCCACTTGAAATTGCTCGTTAATTACACGATCAAGCATACGGAAATCATTGCCCTTTTCGGGACGATAAAGAGAAAGTCTTGGCATAGTATCGTATTTATGGTAAATAGTTACATGAGCGATTTAGATAATGCATATAAAGAAGTAATAGATTATATCAAGACCTTTCTAGGCGATGGTATGATCGACGTCGAGTTGGACCCAAAACACTACGATATAGCAATTAAACGTGCTTTATTAAAATATCGTCAGCGTAGCCAACACTCCACAGAAGAAAGTTTTGGTTTTTTAACTCTAAAGCAAAACGTCAACGAATATATACTTGCCCCGGAAGTAATGCAAGTTAGACAGGTATTTCGTAGAAGTATTGGTTCTAGAACAGGTGGGGGAGACGGTGGTAGTTTATTTGAACCATTTAACCTAGCCTATACAAATACCTATTTGCTAGC